TGGGCGTATCGTCGCGGTATCGAGAAAGAGCTTGGCGTACCAATGCCGGAGACCAAAGATGGGTTGCCGCCAGAGGTTGAGGTTCAGCTCTCGAAACTCGTTGCCGATGCGTCGGACAAACTTCTCAAACGCGACATTGCTGAACAACAGGCAATGAAAAATGCCGCTGCTGAGAAAGACCCTGTTCTTAAAATCCAACTTGCCGAAGCGCAGACCAAGCGCGATGAAGTCCAACGTAAAGGCATGGCCGATAAGATGCGTGCATTCCTCGGCATCAAACAAATCGAGAGTAAAGAGAAACTTTCTGGTATGGATAAGGGCGTAGAAATCCAGAACTCATTCGCTGATAAGCAATTGGAGCTACAGCGTCTTCAGATTGAACTTGAACGAATTAAAAGCCAAGAGCGTCAGGCCGGTAGCCGCTTGGGTGTGGACATTGCTACATCGCTTGAAGACGACAAGATCGAACGCGAGCGCATCGTATCACAGGAAAAACAAACTGGTCTTCGTGAGGGCATAAACATCGCGAAGTCCCTTCAACAGCACAGCGAGAAAGAAACCGATCAACTTCTTGCGCTTGCAAAAGAGTTTATTGCCACCGCTGAAGCAGAAAGGGATCGCAGTGCGAGCAATGGCGATAACAAACAAAATTAGAACAAACCACAGAAAAAGGTTGAAGGATTAAACATTGGCCGGTAATATTTTAGCGAAGATCCAGAAACGTATCCGCAATTCGATGAATGAGAAGGCGGATTACATTGCTGGCGGGGGCTGTTTGGCAGTAGGCGCATCAAGTGATGTTGCCATGGAATATGCCAGACATGCCGGGGTAATTGAGGGCTTGGCGCTTGCGGAACGTGATATTTTAGATTGCGTTGCGGAAGAGAAAAACGCAGAAGAAGGCATTACATGAGCCAATCATCTACCATACAAGAAATAAAAAAGCCGACGCTTGTTAGTTCGTCGGGTGCCCCTATTCCAGTATCCAAAAAGTCTAAAGAGAAGACCAAAGCCGCCGCTGAAAAAACCGTTGCGAGCCAGCTACCCGAACCAATGGGTTGGCGTATTCTTATTGCCGTTCCAGAAGCGGCGACTAAAACCGAGGGTGGCATTCTCAAGGCTAACGAGACCATGGCCTTGGAAGAAGTAGGCACCGTTTGCGGCCTTGTCGTAAAGATGGGATCGCTTTGTTATAAAGATAAAGAGAGATTTGGTGAGGATTGCAAGCCCTGGTGCAAAGAGAACGACTTTGTTCTTATTGGGGCTTACAAAGGGGTTCGGTTTAAAATTCACGGCAAGGAATTTAGGATCATCAATGACGATACAGTTCAGGGCGTCGTCCTTGATCCAAGGGGATATTCACGAGCATGAGTACGCTAAAACAGATTGCTGCTTGGTGCGGGGCTTGCCCAAGTACGATTAGTCACATTAAGACCGGGCGCAATTGGAGTGGTGTTTAATGGCCGAAGCTGCAGCAAAAAACCAAGAGTTTGAGGCCCCCGCAGGCGGGGGTTTTCCCGATCCCACTAATGCCGTCGAGATTGATACCGATGGTGTCGGTAGCATCGACGTTGAAATAATTGACGACACGCCGCTGGAGGACCGTGTAGACGCACGCCCCGCCGCTGAGCGTACGGACATGGATGATCCCGCCCTTGAAGAAGAGGTGTCGAATTATTCTGAGGCCGCACAACAGCGCATTAAAACAATGAAATTTGAATTTCATGAAGAGCGCCGTGCAAAAGAAGCCGCACAACGTCAAAACACTGAAGCCTTAAGTTACGCCGAACGCGCTGCTCAAGAGAATAATGCGCTCAAGAAAGGCATCGAAAAAAGCAATAACGTCGTTCTCGAACAGTTTGAGGCGCGTACTGATGCTGAACTCGAACAGGCTCGGGAGTCATTCAAAGACGCATACGACGAGGGCGATACCGACGCACTTCTTAAGGCGCAGGAAAACATCAGCCGCCTGCAAGCCGAACGTATCAATGTTTTAAATCGTGTAGGCCCCAAACCCGAAGGCGATCCTGTCGGTCAACCGCAACAACCGCAACAACAGCCATCGCAACAACAGCAAACCGCTCCGCCAGATGCGCGTGGGATGCAATGGATAAAATTAAATCCGTGGTTTCAGCGCAAAGGCGACGAGGACATGACTGGGTATGCTATCGGTTTGCATGAACAGCTTATCGGGGCAGGGTATGACCCGCGAGTTCACGAAGAATACTATCAAAAGATTGACGAGGGAATGAAGACATTGTTCTCGGATCGTTTTGCTGGGGGCACCAATGGCGGTGATGGGGAGCTTTTGGCTCCCGCTGCGACCCCAGCGAGAAAACCACCTCCCGTTGGTGGTCCGTCACGGGGCGGTACTCCCCCGCGCAAAGTGCAGTTAACCGCCACTCAAGTCACTCTCGCAAAGCGGCTTGGTTTATCTAACAAGCAATACGCCGCTCAGGTTGCAAAGGAGCAATTAAATGGCTAAACGCTCGACAAAGCGCACCGCGCCAAAAGCGCGAGACAATGAGACACGCGAAGCAGAAGATCGGGAAACGCAGTATCGACCTCCGTCGAATTTGCCGGACCCCGAACCTCAAGATGGGTATGTGTTTCGGTGGGTTCGGACAGCCATGTTTGGCGAGATGGATAACCGAAACGTTTCTATGCGTTATCGAGAAGGCTTTGAACCATGCGCGGTTGAAGATCATCCTGAAATGATGATTATGTCAGACGTAAATGTTAACGCTGCCTTCGAGGGTAATATTGTGATTGGTGGTTTGATGTTGTGTAAGACCTCAACGGAAGCCATGCGCAAACGTGAAGAATATTACCAGTCGCTTTCCCAACAACAGGCTGCAAGTGTGGATCAAAACTTTATGCGCCAGAACGATCCAAGAATGCCTCTTCTGGAAACAGAGAGTAACACTCAAACGACGTTCGGCGTTGGGCGTATGCGCTAATAGTGGCGCATGCATTTTATTAACTTTGTAGAGAAGGATCAGTAAGATGGCAGCTACCGCCTCACCTTACGGTTTCGTTCCAGTCAGCCGACTTAATGCCCATGAAAATGGTTCATTCCGTCAGATAAAAATGACGAACTCTTATGGTACTTCCGTGTTTTTCGGAGATATCGTGGAACTCGTTGCTGCTGGAACGATTGAAATCGATACTGTTGCGACCTCCTCACGTCCGATTGGCGTGTTTCAAGGTTGCAGCTTCACCGACCCCTCTCTGAACTACAAATTGTTTTCGCAAATGTGGAGTGCTTCCACCGTTGCTACGGACATTTTGGCACAAGTAGCCGACGACCCTCGTCAGCTATTCCAAGTTCAGGGTGAAGGATCATGGACCCAAGCAATGCTCGGCTTAAACGCCGAGGTCAGCACGTATGTCGCCGGAAGCACAAGCTCCGGAAAAGGCGTTCTGTCGCTTGAAGCCACGACCCCTGCAACGACAAACACATTCCCGTTTCGGTCTGTAGACTTCGTTGATGGTCCACTCAGTTCTGTTGGTGACGCCTTCACAGACATGATTGTCATGTGGAATGCGGATATTCACCAATACGATCTCGCTCTCGGCACATAAGAAGGAGTATTCGATATGGCTGCTATTTCAAGAGCACAGCTACTTAAAGAGCTTCTTCCTGGGTTGAACGCTTTGTTTGGCCTGGAGTACGACAAGTACCAAGACGAGCATATGGAGTGCTACGACGAAGAAAGCTCCGAACGCTCGTTTGAAGAAGAAACCAAGCTATCCGGCTTCGGTGCGGCCCCCGTCAAAAAAGAAGGCATGGGCATTGCATACGACACGGCGCAGGAAGCTTTTAGCCAGCGGTACGATCACGAGACCATCGCTATGGGCTTTTCCATTACTGAAGAAGCAATGGAAGATAACCTGTACGACAGTCTTTCGTCCCGTTACACGAAGGCCCTCGCTCGTGCGATGGCTTACACCAAGGAAGTTAAGTCGATGGTTCCGTTTAATACCGGTTTCACGCCTACAACTGGCTACCTGACTGGCGACGGCGACCCGCTCTTCAGTACCTCTCACTCAATCGTGAATGGTGCCGACGTGCAAAACCGTCCCACAACGGCAGTTGATTTGAATGAAACGGCACTCGAAGACGCCGCTATTCTTATCTCCAACTATACTGACGAACGTGGCCTGTTGGTTGCGGCACGGCCTGTCAAATTGATCGTTCCAACGAACCTTCAGTTTGTCGCCACCCGCATCCTTAACACCCAGTATAAAACTGGCGTGGCGGACAACGACGTTAATGCCATCGTGCATAACAGCACGGTTCGTGATGGCTACTCGGTCAATCACTATCTGACGGACACCAACGCTTGGTTCCTGAAAACGGATGTGCCTAATGGGTTGAAGTATTTCAACCGCATTCCGCAAAGCACGTCCATGGATGGTGACTTTGACACGGGCAACGTGCGCTACAAAGCTCGCGCCCGTTACAGCTTCGGTGTTTCCGATTACCTCGGTGTCTATGGCTCCCCTGGTTCTACGTAAACCGATCCTAAGATATGTTGAAAAACTGAGGCCGGGGAAATCTCCCCGGTCTTTTTTTTATGCACATACTTCAGACAGACACCGTACAAACATAGTCCGACCAATATTTGGTATGGTGTTTATTTTAAATAAAGAGTAGCGTTTATCCAGGTATTGAATGTGGCTTGGCCTCATGCCAAGTCATGGTCATTCAGGAAAGGAGACTGTTCATGCCCACACACTTTTCAGGCGGCGTATCCAACGTCAGCCCCGGTAACCCACTTTACGAATTAGGGACGCTGGACCCCACCAAATTCCACACCATTTTTGACGACTTCGACAAACTGCCAATCGCGGCTAATTACACCCTGACCGCTATCTCAGCCGGTACTGGCACTTCAGCCATTACGTCCGCTGACGTTGACGGCGGCGTTGCTCGGATAACCACGGCTGCCAATGATACCGACGGTATTGCCGCTGAGTGGCTTTCGGAAAGTTTTTTGATGGAAACCGGTAAAAAAGCCTTCATCAAAACCCGGCTTTCGGTTGGTGATGCCGCCCAGTCGGCTTGGATGGTCGGACTTCATTCAACGGACACCACGCCTCGTGATGCGACATTGCGTTTTTTCTTTGAAAGCGTTGACGGAT